TAGACGCCCGGATTGTCGGAGGCGGGGACAATGCCAAACGAATCTTTTTCTCCTACTGCATCACCTTCAATATACTTTACTTCATAACCAGAACCTATATCATCAATTGCACCATAGTGAGTCGTGTCATTAGTATCAAAATCTCCATCAGTTTCATCCGATGTAAATTTATTCCCATGAACTTCAACATCACCTAAGAAATCATTAAATGGTGCATTACCAGTTTCATCACAAAGGTATAAATCATCAATATAGCAACTACCGCCAGTGTCAGAATAATTGCGAAAGTGAATGAGGTTTATTGCACCCGAACCTGCGTTTTGAGTATTTACACCTGAAACATTAATAACCTCAACTCCATCAATGTTAATAATAACACTGCCCGCAGATGCGTGACACACCATCTTAATTTCCAAATATTGCCAGCTTGTAGGTGTCACGACATTATCAGCGGATGTTGCCAAAAGTGTTCCACCTGCCGTGGCACGAACCTCTAACGCATTTGCACTTGTTCTGTGGATAACAAATTGTATATCAGTAGCATAATTTGTTCCTTTTTGGAAAAGAAAAATTGGAAATTCGGCTGCTGGGGGATTAGTGCCAGTCGGGGCATAATAAGCAAAACCCATAATTAATGTTGAATATGCACTTTGAAGATTAAGATGTTGCCAATAATAGGTAAGGATAATTGAATTGTTTTGTATCATTTTCAAACAGCCACTACTCCTACGACCGCTACTTGCTAAAATATAACAAGACGTTGTGTAGCGAGTCCATCGAGAATCAAGTAACCAATTCATTGATGCAAAACCATATAAATCAAAAGATTCCATTAAAATCAAAGCCATGATTAGTTCCTTTACGTTTGATGTATCCTTAATGTCCCGGCAACAAAATTAGGGGCGGTCGATGTGCCGTCGATCGTTCGCGGCGATACAACCGGCGCCGAGCCCAATAGATTGCCCCCGGCAACAGCATTGAATAAAACGATATGAGAGATTAATCCCCAATTTCCCGTTGGCTGTGGAAATGTGATATCTGTTAAATTTTCCAAAACCCCGGCGACGGCTTCAGACCAGTCCGAAGGGCTCGTTTCAACTCTTGCATAACCACTGCCTGAAGGTTCGAACAGACCGGAGCCGTCATCACTAGGGTCGGTCGTAGAAAAGCCAACGAAGATATTCTCGGGCGGTGTATATACACTCTTGCCGAATATATGATTGAGGATAGCGTTTTCCCAGAAATCCGAAAAGCTCATGAGTCTTTACCTTGTAATCAAATCCCTATTTCTTTTACCCTTTAACTCGTCAGTCTCCGATTGCGGTTCGCGTGCCTGATGTAAGATTTCTCGCCTTCTTTACTATTCATCGCTTCGATCTGGGCGGCCTTTTCGTCCCGAACGATAATGATATTAAACCGGGGCTCATAATTGGCCGGCCCCCCGCCGCCCGATTTGACGATCTGCTTATTCGGGGCCAGCAGCTCATCCTTCTCGATAACAGCCACCATCTCGTTAGGCTTGAGCCCCCGCCCCCTTTGAAAGCTCGGCACGCCCTCCGGCACCCAACCGGTGTGCCTGACAGCAGGGGCAGGAGACACACCTGCATTAGTCGGGCCTGTTGTGCTGTAATTGGGACTATAACCCCCGCCGAGGCCGGCGATCGCTCTCGTAACAGCTAACATTATTAACTCAGAAATCATCTGCGAAATCATTCTTGAAAACGCGCTGCCAACATCACGCGCTAAGTTTGTCATCGCATCATCGAAGCTCTCACCTTCGGAAATCATAGAATCGAACGCGTTAGCCATGGCGCCTTCAATATTCGCCGCTGTATCCGCCCATTTTTTCGGCATGTCTTGCAATCTCTTTTCAAGATCTTCCATATAGTTATCCATCGCGTTAAGGTTTGAAACCCGTATTTCCTCCTGTATTTTTTTCATCTCGCCGGCGTACCATTTTTCGAGCAGTACCTTGTCATCGACGTGCTGTGCGTAATCCGCTTTCTGTTGAATGAGCAACGCCTTCTGTGCCTGTAGATAGCCGTCTCCATATTCACCCATGTCGCTATACATGCGCGCTGTAATTTGCACACGATCAGCCGCCGCCTTCACCCCCGCATCGGCAACATCCGATGTTATCTTCTGAATCTCGGATCCATACCATTTATCGAGCAGTACTTTGTCATCGACGTGCTGTGCGTAATCCGCTTTCTGTAAATCAAGCATCGCTACTTGTGCCTGGTAGTAACCGTCTCCATATTCTCCCATGTCGCTATACATGCGCGCGGTAATTTTCGCCCGATCAGCCGCTGCTTTATCTTCCGCTTCGGTTGATGCTGCCGCCGGCTTTGTAACTTCGAATTCTTTGGCCGCAGCCCTCTCCATCTCGAGGACCCTGTTATTCATTTCCGAAAGTCTTTGATATCCCCGTGGCGATATGTCCAGCTTGCCGACCGGCAGACCCTTGGGCTCACTTGGCGGCATTGGTGCCCACGATCCATAACGCTGCGGGGCCGCCGAGACAATACCTTTTGTCTCAAGAATAGTCTGGACACTTTTAAGGCCGGAAAGAATCTCAGCCCAGCCGGCAAGTTGCACCTTGAAAAAATCACGCCAAGCATCTTTGTTTTCATTAACTGATGAAAGCATGTCGGTCAGTGCGGGCAGAACGCCCATACTTATCTCTTCGCCCAAATCACCTACATTATTCTTGAACTGAGCCATCGCACCAGCAGCAGTTTTAGTTTCGGATTGAGCCAGATAAAAATTGTCCGCCCCTATTTTAAGCAGGGCATTGAACTTATCTTGGGGGTCCAATGTTTCATCCAGTACGATTCCGTACCGTGTCAGCATCTGGGTCTGGCCTAATGCGGCCCTACCGACCAGCATCATCGCCGAGTTAAGTTCCAGCCGGTACTTTGCCGCCAGTCCGATAGCAGCCGTAGTGGCATCCTTGATCTGTTCGGTCGTTATCCCAAGATTTTTCCCATACGCCATCTGGCTGAGTATCAGCTCATCGCCGTAAATAGTCTGATTCTGCATCTCGGCGGCGTACCTTTTCATTTCGACGATAGACCCGCCGATTGCCGCCGATAGTTGGCGCTCGACCTTTTCCTGCTCTAACCCAGCCGCGATAGCCCCGCGAATCCCTCGCGTCAACATATACAATCCGCCGCCGACGCCGGCCATCATCATTAATGACCGGCCCATCTTCGTAATCGTAGCCGTAGTCCTGCTGGCCGTCGTACTGAACGTACCGACGGACTTTCCCGCCTTAGCCATGTCCCGCTGGAACGTCTCGGTCTTGGCGATCATACTCATTACAAGAGGAATCATTTGATATTGCCTATTTTCTATTTACTATTGACTATTAGCTATATTCTTCCGTTTTAATCTGAACTTGATGAACTCGACACCGAACTGCTGGAGCTGCTGTGGCTGCTGCTCGAATGTGATGAACTGCTGTGCGACGAGCTGCTGTGACTCGAAGAAACAGAACTGCTGGAGCTTGAGTGCGAGCTGCTGACCGAAGAGCTGCTGCTGCTATGAGAAGAGCTCGAATGAGAGCTGCTGGACGAAGTGTAATCGACTCCCATTGCGATAACTTCAATATTCTTATCGCCCGCCGCCCCGGTTCCATCATCCAGTAAATACAGGTTAGGCCTGGCCACAGTGACCACACCCGCCGCCGATGGGCATGACCATAAGAATACCCCGCCCGGCGGGATATACATCTTATAGGTGGTCTCGACGAATATGAGCAGATCGGCCGCCCCGCCGCCGCCGATAGTCAGCCCCGAATCGGTCGAGGTGTTCTTGATATAGAGCAGCTTGATAGCTTTCAGTGTCAATGCCCGGCCGAATGCGTCCAGCAGCGACCCATCGTACAGATTCAGCGTAACGGGGGTGCCGTCAGGGACCGGGACAGTATCGGCGTAAACGATTTGCACCGCATTGGCGCCGACCCCGTAGACCCAGCCTAAATTATTAACGAGTGCCGTGACCCTGTTCTCCGTCAAGTCGCCGGCCAGAAACGCCGTGATATCGATTGACGCCCCGGCATTTCCTTGCAAACGCGTTGTTCCAACAGTCATTTTAATTCTCCTTATTACATTGACTATTTTCTATTTATTATTGATTATTTTTTTTCGCCCCGCTCATTCGCCGCCGCTGTTTTGCACTCAGAGCCGCCATAAAATCGCAAGCTTTTTTGCATATCACATCCTTGTTATCTCTCAATTGTTTTCCAACCCTCTGGCCGGACTCATTAAACAGTACAATTTCTTCTTCCGTTAATGGCGTTTTCCTTTTTTTCTTAAGCCATTCATTAAATCTATTTCCAAAACCATTAACCATTTTCTCTGTGACCTCTGTGATCTCTGTGGCTGAAATCCCTTATAAAATCATCTTCATCTGCTCCGGCGGCGGCAGGCCCCGCTTCTTCGGGATGTCCTTATCGATATCGAATGTGCCGTCAAGCATCCTGGTTATCAACTGTATGTTCTGCTGCGTTTTCTCATCGTAACTTATTTTTTGTCCTGCGATTTGTCCGGCGAGGATGGCTTTGTAACTTTCGGCTGCGTTGCCGACGGGCCAGTATTGCTCGCAGGCCCATTGCTCCCGGAGCTCGTATTCTTCGTGTCTTTCCCGCAGTTCGGACACGGGGCATTGATATTCGCGAGCGAGGCGTACACACCATCGATGCCAGTGATCGCTATTAAGTTTTTTAGTAACGCCTCAATTCCCTCTCCGCCGTAACCGTTGATCGCCAGGCACCGTTTGAATATCGGGTTGATCTCGGTATCAGGTATTCCGCCGATAACCGGAATGTCCAGTTCCTCGAATACCGGGTTGTTTTCTTTGTCCCTGAACGATATCTGGATTAGTTTCGCAGGATTCAACCGTCTGATTTCTGCATCCTTATCGCTCGACACGTCCCGCCAGCCTTCAAACTGGTAAGATGTGGCACGAAACAACCAGCCCTCGACGCCGAATATTTCGGCCTTTTCGACCGGCTGTACCGGCTGGGTCTTCTTTGCGAGAATCGCCTTTTTGATCTCTGCTGCGTTCATAATTAAATTTCTCCTTTCGTTATATTGTTTCAGGACCCCCAGGACGGGCCTGGGGGCTAATCTTTTTACTTTTGCCCCTTCGACTTCGCTCAGGGTATGCTTTTTACTTATCTTACGTCCCCGTGTAGGTGAACTTTCCGGCCCGCTTGAACGTACAGGTGAACCGTTGAACGCCCTTGGCGTCCGGCGCCGATGGGAACCCTACCGTGATTATTCCAGCCGTACCGGTGAAATTCGCGGAATTGGTATACGTCAGCAGCAGCGTTCCCTTCGTCTTGAGTTCGGCCTTCGCTTTGAGTGCCGCATAATTGCCGGTGGTATTGTTCGGTTGGAAGATGCAGGTAAGCGTCATCTGCCCGGAGTTCAGTGCGGTAAGAATCAGGTCGGCGTAGTAGTCGGTCGAATCCAAAGTCAATATCTCCTCGAATTCAATAGACACCTCGCCGCCGTCGATGCTCTCTATCTCGCCGATAGTAGAGCCATCGAAAATCAGTATTGCTCCCATTCCTGAAAAACCTTCGGTTGTCATGATTTGTCCCTTTCAATTTACTATTTACTATTTACTATTTCCCGCTCATTCGCCGCGGCGGCTTTTACCAAAAGAAAAAGGGGCCTCGCGATTTTTACTCGCTCGGCCCCTGGTCAGGCTTCGTGGTTTCCAGCACTCAGTGATGATCAGTCACCTGTGCCTGATTTCCTTTTGGTCATTTCATTGACTGTATCCTGTACTTTGTTTTCATTCCTTATAAAGCACGTAAAAATCCATCATCTGGGCGTAAACGTCCATCGCCTCGTTGCCCGGCGCAATGGCCGGAAGATCGCCCTGGTCGTCTAAGAGCATACACTCGATTTCAACGCCGGCGGCCCCGCCCTTGAATCCGCTCAAAGCGCCGCGTACAACCGCGGCCAGTTGACGCGAGCCTAAAATGGTCTCCGCGAAACAATTGATCTGGACCCTTCCTTCCACCAGGCCGTTCGGCCCGGACATGTCGTGGTCACGGACCCCGGTGATTACCTGGTACGTTATCGCCGGCAGCCCATCCTCCTGCTCGCGCACCTGGGAATATATCCTGTCGCCGACTAAGTCGGTGATCGAACTGTTGCTTATCAATAAATTGTCAATCGCATCGGTGATCATTGTTACATTTACTATTTTCTATTGTCTATTGACTATTATTCGTCAATGTCGTGCGTTTTCCTCGGAGATGGCCTTTACAAGGTGACTTTCAAATATCGCCGGAGCGTTCGGTAAAGTCACATCAAGGGCAGGCCGCATGAACGGTATGGCTGCAACATCCTTGGCGGCCCCCTTACCACCGCGATACGGAAACGCATGTCCGTACTCGATGGCCGCCGGCAGGTACGCCCGCTTGCCCGATTTGGATATTACGACAAACTCGTCGATCCCCGGCCTGAGCCGCACTAACATTCCGTACTGGCCTTTTTTCTGCCGCCGGAACGCCCGGAGCTGCAGGCTCCTGGCTATCAATGCGCCCATCCTGCCGCCGACGTTGGCCCGGGCGTTTTCCTTCGCCCTGTCCAGCAGCGGCTTCCACGCCGCCCTAACGGCCTGGCGGACCACCTTCTTGGCGATTTTATTCTCGAACGCGTTCAAAGCGTTCTGCACCGCCCGGGCATTCTCAATTTTTATTTGAATCATATCTGACATAATTTATTTCCGATTGCCGATTGCCGATTGCCGATTGCCGATTTGTTAAATCGAAAACCGAAAACCGAAAATCGCAAATCCTTAAACTTTTTCCCTGCACATTATTTCCATGAACTCATTCCGCTCGTCGTAGTTGCCGATGAAATTGATATCGAAGTACCGCGTCCCGAACTTGATCCTGTCGGTCACTGCGATCGCGGCGTGGTATCGGATAGTCACTTTATGCGTGATCTCGCCAACCGCTTGCTGCGAAGCCATGACCTCGCGGCCGCTCATCGGACGGATCCACGCCCAGATCGTATCGCGATTGGTCCATGTCTTGACCTTTTGACCGCCCTCGCGGGTAGTCGTATAGTTTTCAATCTCAATTCGATGTCTAAGCTTTCCAGGATTCATCTTCTTTTTTTGACAGGATTTACAGAAATTTCATGTTTTTCCCATTAATCAATAATAAATAATAAATTAAAAGATTCTGTCACTCCATAAAAGGTTCTGTACCGACATCGGCACAATTTCCATCTTCACATCCGTGACAGGCAGGCGATTCTCGAAAAAATGGGTAAGCATTAATTTGATCGCGTGCTTGATATCGTCCGGCACACTCGCCGCGTTGCCGTACCCGGCTTTGTAAGCGATCGTCACGGCGTTGGTGACCGCCCTGGTGTCCGGCCAGGACAAGTCGTAAGCGACCGTAATCCTGCCCGGCTCTGTTACCGTATCTACCCGGTAATCCGTATTAGCGAGCGTCCGGTTGTCTCCGTTCGTATCGATGTAAATGATACTTGTCACCGATACCAAGGGCGGATGCGGGGGCCTGATGACCGCCGGGAAACTATCGAGCACCATAGTTCTCGGCCGGCTGACGAATGTGCGGTTCTGGAACTTTTCCGCAAACGCCGTGGCCGCCAGGCATAGGGCGCTGATATACTGGTCCTCGGTCGTCGTAACTACCCGAAGGTGAATCTTTGCTTCATCCAATGTTACTGGTGATTGTATAGCCATAATTACACCGTATTCTTAAAATAATATATCAAATACGCTCCGAGTATCCCGAATTTCTAAAATGCCAACCAAAAACTCTGCCAACGCCAGCATGGTCGGATACACTCCGATTGCTACCATCCTGTCGCTTTCCGAATGTAAATGAAGCGGGTATAGTGGACACCACATAGTCGATTGTGCCGCTACTAATTGATTCCTGTCCATTAGTCTGCCGCTCCATATTTGCCTTTGACGAATATCTCTCCAACATGACTCATATCCAATTCGCAAAGTTTGGTAATATTGTCATTTTTATACAGACTTATTTCGTCGTCGTCCCCATTGGTAATTGTCCTGTTTCGCCATGCTTCGTAGAGATAGTTGATGGCAGTAAGAACTGATGCCGTAGCCGATGGGGCACCCGCCGCCAGGTCGCTCATGGCTGTGACCCATACAGCAGTGGCGATAGCAGCATTATCTACTGTTATTGCATCAATCTTTCCATCCGTAACAGTGTGTAAGCCAGCAGCCGTACCAGCAACATCCGGTACAACCAGACTAACACCATCAGTACCTCGCATAGCATCACCGTCAATATTAGCCACATCGCCCGCAATAGTTGTAATATCAATTTGAGCTGCATCAATCTTGCCATCCGTAACAGCGTGTAAGCCAGCAGCCGTACCAGCAACATCCGGTACAACCAGACTAACCCCATCAGTTCCTCTCATAGCATCACCGTCAAGACCGGCTACGTCGATTGCTATGGTATCGACTATTCCATCAACAGTATCTATCTTTCCATCTGTAGTTCCATGTAAAGCAGCAGCCGTACCAGCAACATCCGGCACAACCAGACTAACACCATCAGTACCTCGCATAGCATCACCGTCAATATTAGCCACATCGCCCGCAATAGTTGTAATATCAATTTGAGCTGCATC